TGAAGACGTTGACAACACGATATGGAATGCAGGTGATATCCACAACAATCGAGCACCAATAGTCCTCGCCTTGGGATGACGCAGGGTCCACCGCCATGATGTATTCCCTGCCGATCAACCCGTAGTCAATGGTCTCCCCATTGCACGCCAGCTCCACGAGCTCGGGGTCATAGATCTGGGCCTCTGACGCTACAAAACTGAGTTCATATTCCTGAGCCCAATTGCGCTTCGATAATTTCGACTTCAGACGGGTCTTCTCAGCCCAGTCAGGGTCCTTGTTGTAGATCGGAATATCGCTGTAGTGGATCTTGAACTTGTTCCAATCCTCAGCGGTGTACCAAAGGTTGGCGAACATGTTGCCCAGTCCATTGGGCGTGGAGCACAGGATCATCTTGCCCCCAGTCACCGGGTCATTGCCCAGCGTTGCCATCGTGGGTTGTACAGCGGTGAAAATTTGCTCAGCCTCAGGGCCGAGGAATCCGCATTCGTCAAGTACCACCACACTGACACTGGGGATCCCCCTCGCTGCCCTTGCGGTAGCAGCCAAGAAATGGATCGTGCCCCGGCCCCGAAAGGACAACTCACTGTTTGATTCAGTCGTGAACTCAATATCCGAGTCGGCGATGCTGGCCGCCTGGGCGCGGATCCGTTTTCCCAATGAGCCAGAGTCAGCCGCTGTCTTGCTGAATACAACGGCACTGAACCCCGGCTCCGTCAGCGCACGACACAACAGATAAGAACAGATTGATTCGCTGGCCCCCACCTGGCGGCTTTTCAAAATGATTGAGTACTGGTGCTGCGATATCGACTTGATCAGGTCCTTTTGAATCTGAAAGGGCTTGAATCTTTTGATCTTGCCGCCAGATCGAATCCACGTCAGCTCGGCAAACTTGTCCCACTGATCTGCACCGGGAAAACCAGCGACGAAACTCTCACCTGTGCTTTCGCGCTTCCGTAGTTCCTCAGTCTGTAGTCTCTCCTGATGTAATTTCTCTAATTGGTTTAGCTTCGATAACAGGCTGCGACTTTGCATAATTCTCTAACTGCTCAATACGTCTCTCGATCGTGCGAGTTTCGTACTGTTTCTGACATGAATCTATCAGGATTTTGATTGCCTGTACTTGAATGCTTACTGGGATATCTGGATCGTCAGTTTCGACAATAGATCTAAGTTTATTGACAGCAGTCGGTAGCGCCTCGGAGGTCACGCCAAACGCTTGTTGAAATATCTCTTGCTGATACTCCCAAATGCAATCCGTGAAATCAGTTTGCTTCTTCCATACCCGGATTGACTCGACGGTGCATTTCGCTCGTCTTGCGGCATCACGCCATGTACATCCGGCAGCAAGCGCCTGGGCCGCAAGTACTTGACGCTCGTCAAGACTCTGGGGTCGTTCCATAGATGCCTCCAAGATTGTCTGCCGCCTCATAGGCAGCCCATCGAATAGCGGCTGGTTGCATCAATAGTGCTAACCGGGCCAATTCAATAGTGATCTCCATTAAAGAGTCACGATCTAGTTTCTCGATCTGTTTGACAAACTGAGAAAATTTCAGATGGTCATTAACGCTTGGCTCAATCTTCCTCATCTTCCCCCAGCCCTTCGTGCTGTTCAGCCAACGCTGACGCAAGCTGTGAAATCAGAATCTTTGACCAGTCCACAACCTTGGAATGGTTTCCTGCTTTAATCTCACGCTTCAAAGTACGGAACAACTGTTTGTTCTCAGACGGGGTGTGGCGAGAGATCTCTAGGCATTCTCCAATCACCATCTCAATGTTGGAGTACTGCCCTTTGGTCTCGACTCGTCTGCAGAACATATACGTCAGGACAGAGGCCAGCCCCCATTCGTTATAACTGCGAATTAGGTCATGACCTTCCTCATCAATCTCCTCGTACTGCTCTGCCAACGGGTGACGGAACTCTGAGGGGATGCAGGAGATGGGGACACTGCTCTCTGTGATGTACTCCAACACGTTAAAGCTCCTAATCCATCTAAACGCAGATCACGCCGCCACTTCGCCGATGTCTCTGACGACCGCATAGGGCAGCTCCTGTTCCGCAAAATTACGGTTCGCTTCGGCCAGCTCCTCGTCGGAAATGGACGCCATCTTGAAGTCAAATCCAGGCGAAGTCGTCTTAATCATTCGGGCAGGGGCGTACATACTTTCTCGTCGGGGAATACTAAATTTAACGAGCATTGCACACCTAAATCTGAACTAGATGGGTATTAAAGTTGATAGAAATGCAAAGCTTATGGCTTAAAGTTTATTCATCAATATAAGTAACTATATAAAGCAAATAACCATGAAAAAAGCAGTCCCACACTGGAGACTGCTCAAATCTGGTTAATGGCATTTATTCGGGGGCACGCCATACACCTGCCTCCTCCCACTCATTCGCTAGCGCCGTTGCGTCAGCATGACGGTCGGAATTAAGCAGCTCAATAATCCGGTCGGATAACCACTCACTGGTGAATATTTCAGACTCAGCTGAGTTGACGTAAAACATCTTCCCACGTTTTTCTTCTAGACATAATCCTAGCTCTACGTTGTTTGTCTGTCTCTTCGGTTTTCTCGACTCGGGGGTTCGGAAGTTGCCCCGTACTGACGAAGTACTTGGTCAAAGCTGGGGTTGAACATACAAACTGACGGTGCTGTCTGTATTTGATGGCGGATTTTGCAGGAAAAGGCATGATCAGGTCATTAAAGAGAACGAGAAGCTCGAAAGCACTTCTCAAAATGATTTGTCTTTAGAAAAGAAATCCTTTGATGCCACACTTCCAAAAGCTCTAGGTACTCAATACCTTTCGGCGATAAGATCCCCTTTTCATGGAGTTGCTCTAGCTCGGCAGATTTCCTGCCCCGAAACTGCTCGAAAGATGAATGAGTGAGCTTTTTTGTCAGCTCAACAAACAAATCATCGTTGAGCATGATCTCCTCAGCAAACCACTTAACTACTTCCATTGGAAGGGCTCGATTTAGTACAAAGGAAAAGCCGGGTAGACTGAAGTCCACTTACGAAACATCAACTACCCGAATAGAAACTGGTCTTACAAAGCAAGTCTTCCTTACATGCGGCCCTATGGAGGTCTCTCAACCCTGGAACCACCGCATGTCCTCGACGGGACCCATATCTCTTGAGAGAGGCATGCCCCGGTTGAGCTGCGACCACAGCTCGCTTAGGTAATCCCCATCACCCGGCCCGAGTAATGGCATGCATCTCATGGGAGGAAGACAAGGGCTAGATAGAAACCCCGCTTCTGCCAGCTGCTCAGAAATTTTCTAGGTCATTCGCCATACTGGATTAGATGGTGATAGGATGTTCCTGACGCGAAGAAACGAATTAACCTCGCGTAAGTTCCCGTTTTGACATCTGAGCGGGGGCTAGAGCGAGATGGACCTGAGAAATCCGTCTCACCGTGCCCCGGCCTGAGAAACCGGGGTATTTTTCTGCGTTGTTGCATACCTGCGACCGCCGACAATGCGATTGATTGTCCCGATAGAGCATTGGTATTTGGACGCAATGGCTGATGTTCGATACCCCAGCCGCTTGTAGTGGCGGATTTGAAAAATTTGAGCTTCGTCAAAGATGCTGTTGCCATGCTCAGTGCCGGAAACATACTTTTTCATTGGTTGTTTGTTGTGCCGAAACCATCGACAGAACTGGTGGGTGTTTGAAGCGTCAGAAAGACTTCTCTTGAACGCTCCTGCTCGAATTGCTCGGTGGTAAGCGGGATTCGAGAATTTGTTTGACCGTCAATTACCTTTGCGACAAGGATTCCGACGATTTCTTTGGACTGGATTTGTCCTGAGAAATGCTCCGACATCCAATTGGACTCACCCATGTCTGAGTAAGGCTTTCGGATGAAGCTGGAAAGCCTGTGCTTGGTCAACAACATCTGATCTCGCTTGGCACAACACATCTGGCGTGTGGCGGCAACTCGCTCCAGCTTTCCTCGAACTTCTTCGCGGTTGGGCGTGATCTTTCTGTAAATGCTCATGACGGAAATAAAGGATCAGTAGCAGGGCGGGCAGTGAATAAGATGTGGTCCGTGTACTTCGGTTCAGAAGTCACTTGGTACATCCCATTGATTCGGGTGACGAAATGGGCTTGCTTTGAAAGCGTTGCGAAGTACTTGGCTCGTCGACAGAAATCCTCGAAATTCATTGAGATGCAATCAAAGTGCTGGGACTGGGGGCTGAGGGGTAGGGCACGTCTTGGATCCACTCGATGGACCTGGGGCTGAACATTTGCTTCGCTGTGGGCCAAGGGGTCCAGATGATTGCGAACGCAGAAACACCCAGCGAAAAGAGTGGGAAAAGTACTTTCATTTGTTCGTCTCATGTGGTTTGTCTG